AATCGGTACTTTTATTAGTTTCAACATGAGATGTCACTAATTTATTAATTTCATACCCTTTTACATAGGCTAATCCTGGTTCAATATTAATATCTAATTTGGTGGCATCTCCACCATCCGCACTTAATAAATACCCTTCATTATCTCCGGTATTAAGATGTTCACGAATTCTTATTCCCATACCTCGAACACAATAATCTCCGGATTCATCATATGTTCGTTTAGCTATTTCATCTCCGATAATCGCATATTGTGATCTTTCATTTTTTGTTTGAACAACACCATTTTTTACTTTAAACAATTCAACAAATTCTGGTAATGAATTTGTTGCATCAATATCAATTTTAGAAAGAATTGGTTCTAATTTTAAACGATCTGCTCCAGGAGCATTATAATTTGGTGTTCCATTAGCATTATCTAATAATGATTCATCATCACCATAACCAACAATATTGATATTAATATTAAATCCAACACGACAAGTAGGAGTTCCTGAAAATGCATCTAAAATAATACTTTGTTTATCAAAATCAAGAAATAATCCATTAGAAAACACAACACCTTCTTCAATAGAAAATAATGACCCTTTACCAAAAATTGGAACATCACCAAATTGTTCATTTTCAATAACAATAGTATTCAATGAATTAGATACATCTTCTAATACTTCTCCTTGAATAAAAATATTGTTAGTAGATGTGTTGTCTTCTGAACCCGCAAAATATCTTATAAATCCGACATAATACGAGTTATTATTATATGATACTTGCTGAACTTGGATAAACCGACCCTTTACACCCGAAGTTTGTCCAATGACAGTCGTATTAACAAAACTTGTTGGGTTTACCAGATTTCCAACTAAATTTTCTGTAGAAAGAATAACATATGGAACTTGTGTATCAATATCAAATTGACCACCAGATACCAATGAACCTTCATCGAAAATATGTCTTCCAAATTTTTCAATTTGATTTTGAAGAGTAGTTTGTTGTTGTGTTAATTCTCTTGCTTGAACTGGATATGCAGGTTTATACAGAATTCGATAATATTTTTTAGTATTATCAAAATCATCTCTATAAGGTGGTTGTGGTGTAGTATATGTTATTGTTGCCATAATTTTTTTTCTTTAAAATTGAACAATCATTCTAATTTCTTCTCGGGTAGTCGCACTTCGTTGACTTGCATCTCTATTTTCAATAAATAAAATATCTCCAGTAAATGGTTCATATTCTGAATCATTGATTGCTACAATTTCACCGGTTTGTGATGTTTCAGGACATTGTATTATATGTCCAACGCCAAATGATCCATATCCAGTTTTATTGTTTTGATGATAATAAATAATTTTATTATCAGAATCAAAATAATCAACAAAAGCATAGGCAGATGTTGTGGCGTCTTGAATAACGTCATCAGCCGAAAAAGAACCAGCATCAACTTGAATTCTTTTTAAACAATTTAATGTTGACACTGTGGCGATATCGGAAGGTGAACCAGAGGTATATGGATTTTTTATTAAACCAATTCGTCGATAATCATTAGTAACCATAAAATCGCCGTCTTCATCATCATTAATATCAACAGCAATTTGAACATTGTATGCGCCTAATTCGGATATTGGATCATATCCATGTCCATTTTTAGGAGAAAGAACTGCCCTTGCTTTTGCGCCAGTTCCACCACCACCGGAAATAACAACTTTGACATAATCATAACCGGTTCCATGTTTTAATCCATATTTTCCTCCTTCAATAATTGAATCCGTTAAAGAAATATTAATAGCAGTCACAACACCATTAGTAACAGTTGCTGTTGCTACTGCACCTGTACCATTACCATCAAACATAATAGTTGGTGTAGATGTATATCCAGAACCACCATCTTCTACAATAACTTTAAAAATTCCACCAGAAATATCTGTTTGATTTGGGTCTTGAGTTGTCTTAGCAACAACTGGAAAATAAGAATCATTATAAAATGTTAATGCATCCGAAGCAGAAATTTCATTTATGTAGTGCCATACATATCCATCTGAATATCGTAATGGTTCTATTCCAATATGTGTTGGTTGAACAGTGGACACAGAAGAACCCGCTAATAAACATTTATATATTTTATAATTTGATGTAATTACATAGAAATTTTTATCGTATATTGTATTGTATGATGCGATGCCATCATCAACAATTATTTCTGAAAAGTTATCATCCCATGCAGTATATAAAGAACCAAATGTCCATTTGATAGTTGGTGCAGTATTAACAATATTTGCTGGATCAACTTTTTTCATGGCAATTATTTCATTATATATTTTGGCTTTATCATATTCTCCGTCAATTGGAGTTTCAACTACATCATCGGCAGTGGCTGATAACTCATCAGACCAATAATCTGATTTTGCTAACCATAAGTAAAGATAATTTTGAATTGGTGAATCAGAATATGCGGATATAAAATTATTAGCATTTTCTATTCTTTGTTCTTTTGTTACAATCGCTGTCATATTTTTTCTCTAATAGATATTAGTTATAAAAACTTATTTTACTTTATTTATACAATAGGTGAGCCGATTTCTTCTTGTTTAATATAAGAATTAGCATTAAAATCACCTAAAATTAAATGAGAAATCGGAGTTTCTCCATATTCTTTTATTTTAGTTTCGGTATTAAATAAAAATCGAGTCGTTAATGATCGTCCATGATATCTTTCTGAAATTGGAATTGCCACAAAAGTCAACAAAACGAAACTATCAGCAACCATCATTTTCCATTCATCGGCTGTAATTAATATTTTTATTACTTTAATAAGATTTTCAATTTTTCCAAATTGTTCTATTGGCATTTTTCCATTATTTCCATTAATTAATAATAACAATGTGGTAAATAAAATAAATCCAGCCGGATGTAATAATTCTTTGAAAGGTTTTTCCCATTCGCTTCCTTGAATATCAATACCCACATCATACGAATATTGTTGATAATAATAACTATCTTGCAGATAAATATTATCGCTTAAAAATCCATCATTTGTTTTAAAATATCCTTTATTTAAAACAAATCCTTTTAATTCGCTTTGAGCGCCATCCAATGATATTCTTGATTGATTATCTCCGACCCATTCACCATTAGACGCAATTAACACATCTTCCCATGGAACATATATTCTTGGAGTCTTATTATATAAGACCCTAAAAAAACTACGAATGCCATCAAATGATCCTTTTTGTCGTAAAAATGTTCCGATATATTTTAAAAATATTCTTTTATCTATTTTTAGATTTTTTGCAGCAAAGAACGATCTCCCATATTCATAAAACCATTTAATAATTGTTTCTTCATCAGAATCAACATCAATGCTATCTATATTTCTTTTTTCAGATAATGTGTTTATTGAGGCAGAAATACCAGATTTATCAGAAGAATTCTCAAATAAATAATATTTTTCTAATAATGTAACTAATGTTTGTATTTCTTGACGCAATCCAACAGGAAATAATTCATTTACAGATAATATTTCTTTTGCACTATTTAATGGATTATTTAATGAAGTCGAAGATGTACTTAAAGGAATACTAGCAATTCCACCACCTTTTAATTTAGCAGTAGAAATTAAAACTTTTTTTGATTTTAACGCATTAACATTAGTAATGGGTAATTGTTGAAGTTCTTCTTCTGTTGGCATTTGTATTTAACAATAATGTTATTATTCAAATAGAGTAATATTTCTATTTGTCGGATTATTTCTTACGATTCCTAATGAATTTTCTGTTTGTAGAAAATCTTTTTCTACTCTGATTTTTATATTATTATTATCTAATCGTAAAAGTTGATTTCTTAATGGAACAATATCATATGATTTTGGATTGATATATAAATCAATATTAGAATCAATATCTGGATTAAATCCATAAAGATAAATGGTTTTTTCTAAAATATTAATATATCCGATATCAACATTCTCAATAATTTGAGTTCCACCAGTTCCAACATATACTAATATCAATTGTCGTTTATTACTGTCAATTGAATCTGGACGATCTGTAATATAAACTAATTTATTATTTAATCGAAATGGTGTTGATTTCACAAAAACATTATCCGAATCATAATCATAAAAATCTGTCGGTATGAATAATTGAAACACATTATCATAATAACGAGTTAATTCTAATTTTTTAATTAAATACACATTTGCGACAGTATTTTGTATCGAAAATTCAGACGAATCAATAATTTTTAATAATTGAGAATGTCTAAAAACACCATTAAATGTTTTTAAACTATCATCTTCGTATTGTAAAATTGAATTTCTTATTATATCAATAATTTCTTGAGGAGTATTGGTTGTTTTTGTTTCATCATATTTAGAAACAATATCCAATCCAATATAAGTATATTCAGCATCAACAATTCTTGGAGAGATTGTAGCAACTCGTCTTCCTTCTAAAATTTCATTTAAAATATATTCTTTTGATGCGTCTGATAATAAATCCCCATCTGTTGGTTTAATACAAATATAAACTCTTCCATATTCAGCAGGAGTGCTATCTTCTCCGCCCCATACATTAATAGTTTCTGTTTGTGGAAATTCTTTTTTAATAATAGAAGCATAATCTTTATATGTCACGCATCTGTTTTGAGCTTCATAATAATGTGAAGCATTAAATCGTATTGATTCAATGCCTTCTTTATCTCCACCCCCATTTCCAGCCAATACTGTTGTAATATATTTACTTTCAGTATTAGATGTTATATTGATATCTGTATTAAATACGTTTATTCCGTTAGCGGTAGCACCTGCACCATAAAAATATTCTATTTCAATAATATTTTTAGCTTGAGGGGAAATTCCAACATTTCCTCCCGTGAAATAAATTTCATATAGTCCTAATGAATTTTCTTCTATAAAATAAACTGGGGTTTCATCATCAACCGAAGAAAAAACTGAAAATTTTTCATATGTGGTGTAAAACGAACTTGATTCGGATTGTTTTACTCGAACTTGAATCGTTGAAATATCAACATCTCTATCAACAATTTCAAATTTAGAATATGGATTTTTTGAATCAAAATAATATCGAATAATTTTCCGATTTCCTTGACGTAAAGTAACATCAGAAAAAATAAAATTCCCATCTATATTTCGTTCTGCTGAATGTTCTTCGGTGACATACCAATCTAATTGTCCACCCGAAAATATAGAATTTTGACGTAAATAAGCAACAGTATTAGTATAAGATTCAGAAGGAACGACGGTTAAATCAATTGTGGCTAATGCACACGAAACAGAATTAGGAGTATATCCTAATTGTTTAACAAGAGATACTATATTATTTCTTGATTGGACAGTATCAAGAAAACTTTCATTCAACGCCAAATGAGCAGTCATTGCATTCATTTGAGTATTATAGGCTAACACATCTAATAAAATATTAAGTCCAGAAGAGTCAAAATCATAATCAAGAAATTCGCTCTGAGACGAAAGAAATGTTTTTAGATTTTGTTTTATTAAATTGAAATCTAATTCAATATTGGTCCCTTTTAATTGAGTTGCTGCTGTAGTCATATCTATATTTTATCGTAATCTTTTTAATTGAATTTTAACATCTGGAGTATTTTGTAAATTTTGAATGCTATATACAATTTCAACACCAATTGAATTTGCATCTCGTCCATCAATTGTTTTTATTTTTTTAACTTTAACTCGCGGCTCAAATAATTCAATTGATCTTTTAATTTGATCCTCAATATCTAATGGATTTAATAAATCAATATTAAATAATAAACCATTTAATGGTGTACCAAAATTGGCATTAAACGGTTTTTCTCCTGGTTCCGTTAAAATTAAATTGATCAAAGCACGTCTAATTGCCGTTTCTTCTTTTAACGGAACTAAATTATTATTCAATGGGTGTTTAATTAATCTCAAATCAAAATCACTATAAACTTGATCACGAGAATATATATCCTCATATTCATAGATAGAAGAACTATTTTGATATTGATTGATTGTTGTTTGTGTCATCTTATATCATATTTATAATAGAATAAAATATTTATTATACTTCTACTTTATGATGAATATCTGGTGGTAATGCTTGTTTATGAAGAAGATTAACAAATTTTGCCTCATATAATCTATGATTTAAATAAGTAAACGTTCCTCCTCCACCATCGGTTTGAACATGAATCCAAGGAAGTCTAGTTCCGGTTGTTTTATATTCTAAAATAATCGCTGAATATCCTAATCCACCTTGACACCATTTAGCCATATCATAATAATATCCTTTTCCAAGACCAATGACCTGAAAATCAAAGGCATTTCCTTTTTCATGTTGACTTCTACATGAAGTTGCTTTTCTAAAACCAGATGTTAATTGTAGTTTTCCTTTTGGTCTTCCATAGGTATTAACAGCAAATCCACCTAAATGTTCATATAATGGATCAACCGCAGATCGAGCTAGTTTGGATAGATTTTTAACAATTTGTTCTACTGTTAATCCACATTGTTCTTGTAAATAATGTGGAAAATAGGCAGACAACGTTAAATCTCGAACATAACAATGTTTAGAAATTTTGAAATCATATATTGGATTTGCCGGGTCTTTTAAATCACCTTCATAATCTGTTCCTACACCATCAACAACCGCACCACCACTACCACCAGAATCTTCATTATCTTCTGGTTTTTTCAACACAATATCTGGTTGTCTATTAACCCATTCCTCAACACCCAATTCTCCTTTTCGCATTGCTACTTTAATTGCTCCTTGAGAAATTGTTGTGGTTTGTCCAGGGAATCCTTCATGGCGAATTGTAAACTCTTCTGTTTTATATGGAATGGTCATTTCATGTGGTCTTTTTTCAATTGGACTTGGGATATTTCCAGATACAGAAAAAGAATTTCCAGAAGCATAATTCATATCAATTAATGGAGCAGTAATTTCCATTCCAGTAATTGATTGTAATTTTGTTTTTATTGTAGAATTTAATTCCAAATTAGTATCACTATGTAATTGCATTAATTGTTTTGATTGTAGTTTTGTTTGCTCTTGTGAATAGGTTTCTATATTCTTTTTTGCGTTCAATTTAATGTTTTCTTGAGCATTTAATGTAATATCTCTTCCTGCATACACATTAAAATCTCGTAATGTATGAATGTTTGCGTCTCTTCTTACATGAATTTCCGCATTTCTTGCAATATTAATCCTAGCATCTCCATTAATAGAAATTTGTGCTTCTTTATCAATATATAATTCCAATTTACCAAATATATGTGCACGATTATCACGAATGATAACTGCAAAATCATCTCCCATTACAAATTGTTTACGACTTCCATCTGCGTTAATATGATATCCAGTTCCAGAACAATGTCTTTCTTGAATTCTTTCATAAGATGGAGTATCATCATATTCAAAAATATGGCCAGATTCTGTATTAATAAAATGATTATATGGATATGTTGCATTATAAGACATTGCTGGTTCCAATAATAATGGATCACGAGCACTATCATAATTATGTTTCATTCCACCCGGTTCATATACTGTTCTATCGTTTCTTGACACCCGATGCACATCTGGTTCAGATGGATATAATGGATGTTTAGTTAATGGTCTTTCATATAAGGTTCCGGGCAATAATCCTTTACGAATATCAGTAAAAGTGGAAATTAATGGTTCTTCAATAATTTCTTTAATATCTTTAAAAAAGAATTCATCGGCAATTAATGAATCAGTCATAAAAGAGGCTAATGGGTCCCAATAAATATTAAATACTTCATTTAATATTAAATACGGTCTTTCAATGACACCAAAAATAAATTTTGAAAATCCACCCAAATTTCCAATTGATAAAATTCCATCAATAATATTAGTAAAATCAGTTGATAAAAATGAACTAAGAATATTAGTAGAATCGTCAAGAATATTACCTAAATGATCAGTCGTAAATTCAACTAATGCACCAACT